AACATCAGCTGTACCCGCCATATCTAACATTGCTGGTGTAGTTATTTCAACACCACCCAGACCTTCTACTTTAGTAAATCCTGATGATACCAAGTCTGACGCTATATTGCCTCCAGCAGCAAACTTTGTTTTGGTACTCACACTCATCCCTACAGATCTATTTTTAACTAATGTGCCAACACCACCAAGAGCAAACAGACTTACACAACCAAGTGATGTTAACTTATAATCACCTAAAACTTTATGATTTATATTACCTGGTGAAATTATATTAACTTGTGCACGAGGATCAAATTGCATTTTTGTATCTTCACCAGCACCAAAAGTCATTTTTTGACCAATAATAATTTCTTTATCGTTGATTGATCCTCTAGTAATTTGAGACGCTCCTAATTGTATTTCTCCTTGTGCTCGCATTGATATATTATTTCCTTTGAGTATAAGGTCATCTGTTGCTGTTATTAATATTTTTGTTGCTTTGACATAACGTGTACCACCTATACATTGTTCTACAACATCTCCATATGCTAATACGTTCAATGCCTGACCTTCATCTTCAGTTCCACCAACATTATATTGTAAATTAGATCTTCCAAGATGCTGTTGCTGTTGTCCTTGTGATTGGATGCCAAACATTCCACTACCAGCGACATTTGTATTATAAGGACCGCATTTAATTTTTACAGTACCTTTATCATTTAAAATAACAGCAGCATTACCACCCGCAGGTCCTTGTATTCTTAAAGCATTACTTGTGCCATCTGGTAATTGTCTTTCATAGATGGTAGCTCTAGTTCTCCAACCCTTTAAAAGTTCAGTATATCTAGGACTATCTGCAAGCGATTGAGACTCATCAGGCGTTGTTTGCTTGAAGATACTTTCTGGATAAGTAGAAGCAGGAAATTCTAATGTCATGGGCAATCAACGTAACGACCAGTACCAATTTTAGTAGAACCAACTGCAGATAATGCATCTGTGTTAAGACATGCTAATGATGGAAGCAACCTAGCACCATAACCACCTCCACCTACAATTTCAATAAGAGGTAGTTTGTCAAATGTAATTGATCTATCCAAGACACGTGCTCCTACAACAAATCCATCATCATTAATTATTGCTTCTGCAACTTCTAAACTTTTATTAACATACATTTTTGGTGTGCTTGTATATCCAGTGCCAGGACTAAGAATAGTAAAAGCATCAATGATGCATCTAACATCATTATCTGATGCTAGATTTTTCTTATAACCAAATCCAGATGATTGAACTCTAATTTCTGTTACAAAACCATCACCATCTAGTAATGCTGTGGCAGTAGCACCTACACCTTCTCCTGTGACAAAAACAATTGGAGGTTCTGCAAACTGATCTCCAGTATTATCTACAGGTATTTCTATAATACCACCACTATCATCAGTTATAACTTTTGAGGAGTCAACAATTGGAAATCTAAATTCTTGGAATACAGTTGATGGATCGTCTCCAACACCACTATCATAATCTTTTAAAAGATTATCTGTTGTAATAAGAACATCAACAGAAGCACCAGTACCACTAATTGTAAATGTCAATGTCTCTTCATCTTCTACAGTAGAATCTTCTCTAATTCCTATCGTAACTTTTGCTTCGTTATCTTGAATTACAAATTCACCATTTAATTTATTACCAATAATATCAGACGGTGTTATTCCATTACCTGTCAAGGTGTAATATAGTATAGATCCATTTGCAACGTTTGTTGTTGTAATTGTGTATATTATAAACTCATCTTCTGGGCAAGTTGTCCTATTTGCAACAACATTGAATGTGGGATTTGTACTTGTAGGAGCACTATCATCTGGTGGAAAATTACTTGGAGGAGTATCATCAATAGGTGCAAATGGATCTACGTCAGTTGGACTAAATGGATCATATGATTCTTTTAGATCTTTTTCAACAATTGTACATTTAGCAATATTTTGTTTAAATTTTATTTTTGTCTTACTATCCACTGGAGAATTATTTGTTAACTTGATAAAGAAACTTTCATTACTTTCAGATTCATTATCTACTAAAGTTTGAATTTCAATTTCTTTTGAGATCTCTCCTATAGAAAATCCTAAAATACCATTTTGAGAAAGATAATCAGTTCCAGCAGTTGCACTTCCTTGAGTATCAAGTGTTTTAAATGAAACAGACGATGCTATATCAGTAAAACCATCTCTAGTCACTGTAAATACTGCCGAATCACCCTCTGTAACTTCAATATTAGTAATATTGTAAATAATTTTAGGTTCTCTGGTATCTGTACCATTTAAAGGAACTCCTCCAATAAAATCAACATTTGTTACTTCTAATGGTTTTCCTGTAAATGCTTCTTCACAAACATATTGTGTATAATCAGCAGGAGTATCACCAAATAAATTATCAATCTTACTTAATAGATTATCTAAAAAATCTTTATCATCACCATTATTTTTCTTAGATCCATCACTACATACTGTTTTCTTTACACATTTCTGATCAGGACCTGTACAAGAAATTCCAAGAAGGTTTAAAATATAATTTATCGCATTTCCAATAATATTAAGTCCATCAGCAATAGCACCTAAAATATCTCCTAGAGGACCTAGAATTGCTTCTAATAGTTTGTTTAATAATTCATATATTTTTGATATAATACCATTTACAAATTCATCAATATGACATATTGCTGCACGATAAATTTGATTGATGTAACTCATTAAAACATTTGTCAACCACTCTGCCAATCTTTCACCTAAGTCCTCCATCTTACATCCGAGTTCTTTCAATCTATTATTGAAAAATTCTGTTACACCTGTTAGTGCATTACCATTTTCATTTGGTCTTAAAAGTGCTTTTACTAATTTGTTTACCGCTTTTTGTAATAATGAAATAATATATCCTTTAACTCTTGCTAAGAACTCCCTCATTACATAAACTGCTTTATTTACGTATCTTCTCGCATTTCCTGTAGAACTGTAGAGTCCACCTGTATATTTACTAACATAATAATCACCAATGTTACCATCGCTTGCTTGTATATCTGCAAGCATTTGACCAATAATACTGGTCATTTGAGTTTTTAAATCAACATCTTCACATTTTTCAGCAGTTAATTGACACCAGTTTTCATCTTTAATATTTTCTTCTTTGTTACCCGAATCTATTCTCTTCTCACCATCAGCACGTGTCGTACCATCAGCAGGTCCTCCATTTTGTTTAGAAGTTTTATCCTTACTTGGATCACCATCTGTTTTTGGATTTACCGCAAGATTTCCAGTTCCATCACCAGTTACAAATCTTGACTCAGGATCATCTCTATCTACTGTGTTTTTTTCAGTAGTAGATCCTGGTGTTTGTCCAATAGAACCTATAATAATAGGTTTTTGTTTATCACTATCCAAATAAAAACCAATGACCCAACAACCTGGCACTAACTGAGCAGAAACTCCAGTTATATTGCCAGGTGCGAAGGGTGCATTGACAGGCATCATTACGTTTGCCCATGGCAAATCATCAGTACCAACTATCTCTTTCGATTTGGGGTGTTCCCCGACAATTGCTACTTTATATCTGTAACCACCTTTGTTGTTTTTTTCATCAGCGGTAGTTGCTTCAATTTGACCTACCCACCAAGCAAATCCATCGTGACCAATACGATGACTTGGTACAAGTCGTGATAACGCCTCATCTCCTAACATGGTTAATCGTCATATACTAGACACTCTGGTTCATCAGGGTGCATTTCGCAAAACAATTCTAATACGTTTGGATCATGATGATCTCCTGCTTCAATCTCATCGTGATGATGATCTGCATATACTTCGAGTTCATGTAACTCTTCAAGCATATGTCTCTTCATTGGTTCAGAAGTAGTTGGATCGGCAAGAACTTCCTTGTCGTGTTGGATATGGTCTTCTATGCTTTTCATTTTTTACCTCCATGTACACTATGTACAATATTATTTATCTCCCTTATCAGATGGGTTAGATTTCATCCCATAAGAGTCTCTAAACAATTGTAGCGTACTTTTCAACACTCCGTTAGTTCCTGTTGTGAAATCAAAAAGATGTGATATTTCCTTAACAAGATAAATTCCACTACTTTCTTTGTCCCATGGTTGTTCTAATCTTTCTTCATCTGCTAATTTATTTGTTATCAATACATTGACTTTATCTCCAGCAGAAATAAAAGGATTGCCAGGTATTACTAATTCTGCTTCTTGATTTGTAAGTAAATCATATCTAGCAATAGATTGTGAAGCATAATATTTTATCCAATCTGCATATTTGTTAGGATTTTCAGTATTTTGATTAGGATCTGCAATTTGAGGATCATTGAACCATGCTTCATGATCTAAAAGAGCACTCATTATTCTTGTTGGTTTAGAAGACAAATCTAATTGACTTGAAGGTATTGGCGATACATTTTCTTGTTTTCCTAGATGTGACATACTTTTATAACTATCCTTAATGTTATAAACATACTCTTCATATTGACCTGTAGAATAGTTAAAAAATACCATCAATGATGAATATTTTCCTTTTCTCAAGGAGGATAACACATCAACTTCTGTTCTAAATGTAAAATTTTCTATTAATCTTCTCTGATCTGCAGAAATATCTGTGTTTGCAATGCTTTCTACATAAGGACCGAAAGGTTCAGAGTTCAAATCAGGTGCAGAAAATTTACCTCCTTGTTCATCACATAACGCATCAATAGAAAAATAATTATATCCTCTTCTCGACTCCCAAAAGAAATATCCAGCACTACCTTTTATTTCTTGTTTTGTCTCAGTTTTTCCTCCTGCTTTATTCTTTTTTACATTCTTATATACTGCCTTGTTAGAAACTGATCTTTTTGTTAAATTTGCTATGATATCAAATGGTCTTGATCTACCTGGTAAATGCCTTACTTCAAATTTTGTTTTCTCACCAAAAACTTGTTTACTAGATTTCAACTCTTTTCTAATGAGTGTTGTAACTATGTCTGAAGGATCACCTGTTTGTATTTTTTCTACTCTAACAGTTTCATTTGTAAAAACTTCCTCAGAAGTCAATGCTAAAACGTATAGTTGTTGTTTATTCTTTATAACTCTACTAACAATTTTAAAAATTTTAAATTTATATCTTATCGGTGTGTCATCCCAAGTTGTCTTGAGTTTGATTTCAATATTTTCACCACCTTCAACAGGAAAACTATTAAGAAGACCTTTTGAGTCACTTATCATCATAGTTGCTCCCATGAATGGAGAAACTATACTCTCATGAACAGAAAGTGATGCAATCATATCTCTTTCTAAAGCAGTTGGTTTAGTATCATCTCCTTTAGAAAGAACACACGATATTAACTTAAATTCTGATGCGTGTTGTTCTGACATTATTTGGTAGATAGAGAATAATTAACCATAAATGCATCCATTCCTAGAGAAGCAAATGGAACCGATGAATCTTCACCATCACCAACTTTTCCACCGCTACTATTATAGTAATTATTATTGATAATTGTAGGAGTTACAAATTGTCCACTGCCAAGAGGAGTAGTTAAATTCATACTATCTCCAATGCTAGGAATACTACTATTCATATATGCGTCCATTGTTCCATCAGCAAGTGCTGTTGGTTTCATCAATGCTGCTAGTATTGCTGCTTTTGGATTCATTAACAATCCTGCACCTCTTAAAACACTTTGTCTAATCAAAGGTGTAGGACCTGTTTGGAATCCACCCGCTATTTCATTACCTGGTTTTCCAGTTAAAAAGTTTTTGACTGTACCATAACCTGGCATTCCTCTAAGTGGATTCCAACTACCTTTATTAGGACCTTGAGTTCTTTGCCTTTGATTCCAATCATCAGATATTAACTCTTTCCAACTCATTTTACTTTCATTTGGTTTCGCCCCTTTATTCCACCAATTGGAAACTCCAGATCCGATTCTTTGGAAAAAATTCTGACCATTGGCATCTGGTTTAAATAAATTTGCTGGATTTATTTTTTGTAGAACATTACTCACACTATTTTTTACATTAGTTAAAGTCTCACCTACAC